AGAGCAAGAGACTTGTTCACAGCATTATGGATACCGGATAATTTTATGAGAGCGGTTAGAGAAGGTGGAGATTGGTATTTATTTTGTCCTAATGAAATCATTAAGGCAGGTATTAAACCATTACAAGAATGTTATGGGGATGAATATGAATCAAACTACAATAAGGCGGTTGAAATGGGAATTGGAAAAAAAATCAAGGCTCAAGAGATTTGGACAAAAATTATAGAGTCTCAGATTGAGACAGGAGTTCCATATCTATGTTCAAAAGACAGTGCGAATAGAAAGACAAATCACCAAAACATTGGAGTAATCAAACAATCTAATCTTTGTAATGAAATTTACCAATACACTGACGAGGAAACCACAGCAATTTGTACCCTATCATCAATGGTGTTAAAGAATTTCATTAAGGATGGTAAATTCGATTATAACTTGTTAATCGGTGAAGTAAGGAAAGTTGTTAGAGCATTGAATAATGTGGTTGATAAGAATAATTACTCAACAGAAAAAGGTTTAAAAGGTGGTCTTGAACAAAGAGCAATTGCGATTGGAACACAAGGATTGGCGGATGTATTCTATTTAATGGATTATATTTTCACTTCAGAAGAGGCGAGAACTTTAAACAAAAATATTTTTGAAGCAATTTATTTTGCTGCGGTTACTGAAAGTATGGAATTATGTAAATCAGGAGTTAGAACCCCTTATAAGTTTTTTGAAGGTTCTCCGATGTCTAAAGGAATTCTTCAATTCGATATGTGGGGATTAAGTGAAACTGATTTATTTTTGGATTGGTCACTATTAAAAGAAGATGTTAAAAAATATGGTGTTTGTAATAGTTTGTTTACTGCTCAAATGCCTGTCGCGTCTTCAGCTAAGATTACAGGTTCATTTGAAATGACCGAACCGGCTCACTCTGCCTTATTTAATAGACGAGTTGTTGGAGGGGAAATATTAATCGTAAACAAATACTTAATCAATGATTTTGAGAAGATGGGTATTTGGAGTGAAGATTTGAAAAATGAAATCATTATGAATGAAGGGTCAATTCAAAATATTAATTTTAACAACTACCTTGACCCGGAAGATAAAAATTATCTTAAGAAAGTTAAAAGAGCTGAACACCTGATTAGTAAGTATAAAACAATTTGGGAGATATCTCAAAGAGAATTGATTGATATGGCGGCAGACAGAGCACCATTCGTTGACCAATCACAATCAATGAATATCTATATGGCTAATCCAACATTATCAAAAATTACATCATCACATTTCCATTCATGGGAAAAAGGTTTGAAAACTTTATGTTATTATGTGAGAACTAAAGCAATTTCAACAGGAGCTAAACACTTGGCGGTTGATGTTTCAAAAATACAACAAGTTAAAAATAAAGTCGAAATACCTAAAGTGGATATTATTAATACATCGGTTAAACCCGAAGATAGTCCATTTGAATGTTTCGGCTGTTCTTCCTAAAATAAAAATCCCAACATATGTTGGGATTTTCTTTTTTAATCTATTTATAAGAAAAAACAGAAGGGTATATTTATAGTTATGGCTAATGGTGTTACATATGGTATTAATTTTCCGTTTAGAGATTCTCTAAGAGGAGACTACTTACAATTAACAGAATTACAATCAGAAGAAATTAAGGCTGATTTAATTCATTTATTATTGACTCGAAAAGGTTCAAGATATTTTTTACCTGAATTTGGGACAAGATTATATGAGTTTTTATTTGAACCTTTTGACACATTAACATTTAATGCCATTGAGTCTGATATAAGAGATGCGATTGAAAACTTTATGCCAAATTTATTGGTTAATAGTTTAAGTATAACACCTGCGGACCCACAAGAGGAAGTGGATATTGCGACAGGACAAAATTTTGCGGGAACTAGTGAATCGTCAATATATAGATTTCCTGGTAAAGGAACTTCTGAATACACGGCAAAAATAAGAGTTGATTACTCGACTAACGGATCAACATTTGGTCAGAGTGATTTTGTAATTATCAATATTTAATTAATATGGCAAATAATAGAATATCATATAGTAGTAGAGACTACCAATCAATAAGAGCTGATTTATTAAATTATACTCGAACTTATTATCCTGATTTAATTCAAGATTTTAATGATGCTTCGGTATTTTCTGTGTTTCTTGATTTAAACGCTGCGGTTGCCGACAATCTACATTATAACATTGATAGGAGTGTTCAGGAGACAGTTTTACAATACGCACAACAAAGATCCTCAATTTATAACATTGCAAGAACTTATGGTTTAAAATTACCGGGGCAGAGACCTTCAGTTGCTTTAGTGGATTACTCAATTACAGTTCCAGCTTTTGGTGATAAAGAAGATGAAAGATATCTTGGAACATTATCTAGAGGTTCCCAAGTTGTTGGTGCGGGTATTGTATTTGAAAATATTTATGACATTGATTTTGCATCACCATATAATGCTCAAGGTTTTCCAAATAGATTAAAAATACCTAATTTTAATTCTAATAACATATTGATAAATTATACAATTACAAAAAGAGAAATAGTTGTTAATGGTATTACAAAGGTATTTAAAAGAGTTATTGGAGCAAATGACGTTAGACCATTCTTTGAATTATTTTTACCTGAAAAAAATGTTTTGGGTATAACTAGTGTTTTATTAAAAAATGGAACAAATTATACAAATATTCCAACAACGGCAGAATTTTTAGGTTTGGATAATAGATTGTATGAAGTCGATGCATTGGCTGAAGATAGAGTATTTATTGAAGACCCAGCAAAAGTTTCGGACCAACCCGGAATTAAAGTAGGTAAATATATTCAAACTCAAAATAGATTCATTACAGAGTATACACCTGAAGGGTTTAAAAAAATGACATTTGGGGGTGGAACAAATACCGCTCAAGACCAATTAAATCAATTTACAACTTTAGGGACAACATTAGAGTTACAAAAATATTCAAACAACTTTTCATTAGGTTCAACTTTGACTCCTAATTCTACTTTGTTTATTCAATATAGAGTTGGTGGAGGGTTGGCGACAAATTTAGGGACAAATGTTATTAATCAAATTGGAACGGTTTCTTTCTTTGTTAACGGGCCATCAGAAACGACAAACTCATCAGTGGTTAATTCATTAAGATGTGTTAATGTGACCGCTGCGGTTGGAGGCGCGGGGATTCCATCATTAGAAGAAATTAGAAATTATGTTTCGTTTAACTTCGCAGCTCAAAAACGAGCGGTAACAGTTCAAGATTATGAATCGTTAATTAGGAATATGCCGGCACAATTCGGAGCACCTGCTAAAGTTGCGATTACTGAAAACGATAATAAAATATTAATCCAAATATTATCTTATGATACTTCAGGAAAATTAACCAATATTGTTTCTAATACTTTAAAACAAAACATTGCGAATTATCTATCAAATTACAGGATGATGAATGATTATATTTCAATATTGACTGCTGAAGTAATTGATTTAAGTATGGATATTTCTATAGTTTTAGATTCCGCTCAAAATTCAGGACAAGTTATCGCTAGTGTTATTGATAAAGTATCAGCATACTTTAATCCTCAAACAAGACAATTAGGTGAAAATGTATATCTTTCTGAGGTTAGAAGTATAATACAAAACACAAATGGTGTTTTAACGGTTGCAAATATTGATGTTTTTAATGAAGTTGGTGGACAATACTCTTCAGCTGAAACTTCAATGGAATATGCAAATGAAGAAACAAAATTAATTGGTCCGGTTGACGATACCCTATTTGCTCAACCATCTCAAGTATACCAAGTCAGATACCCGAATAAAGATATTAGAATTTCGGTTAAAAATTTCCAATCAATTACTTTCTCATAATAAGTTCACTTTATTTTAAAATAGAGTATTATTTTATATGTGGATTTTTTTTAAAAATTCCATATAAAGTATTTATTAAATAAAGTAGTTTAATGGGTCAATCATATAGGATAAGAACAGAGTTAGGTATTAATAAAACTATTAATGTTCAATTAGACCAACAATTTGAATTTTTAGAAGTATTATCACTAACATTACAACAAGAGGATATATACACAAAAAGTTGTGCTCAATATGGTGTGATTGTCGGTAGAGTAACTGCGAATAATGGATTTGGTATACCAAATGCTAGAATTTCAGTTTTTATACCGATACTTCCTGTTGATGAATCAAACCCTATAATCTCAAGTATATATCCATATAAATCACCTAATGATAAAAATGATGACGGATATCGATACAATTTACTTCCGTATGAACAATCGTACTCAACTCATGCTGCCACAGGGACATTACCATCAAGATTAGACGCACTAACAGGATCAACTGCCGTTGAAATATATGACAAATATTATAAGTATAGTGTAAAGACTAATGAAAGTGGTGACTATATGATTATGGGAGTCCCTCAAGGCAATCATAGTTTAGTTATGGATGTTGATTTATCTGATATTGGGGAATTTTCATTAACTCCACAAGATTTGATAAGAATCGGTCTTGCAACCGAAGCCCAAGTTGGGGGAAATCGTTTTAATACATCCACAGATTTAAATTCTTTACCACAAATCATTAATTTAAATAAAAGTGTTGAAGTATCACCTCTTTGGGGAGACCCTGAATTGTGTGATATTGCAATAAATCGAGTTGATTTTGACTTAAGGGATGATGCCAATGTTGACATACAACCAACATCGGTATTTATGGGGTCAATTTACTCGACTTCCGATAATTACAGAGTTAGACCAAACGCAAGACCTGCTGATGATATGGGGAATCTCTGTTCATTAGTTGCAGGTCCAGGACAAATTTTAGCAATTAGACAAACTATTTACCAAGATTCCGATGGTAATCCTGTCTTAGAATTACATCAATTGGAACAATCAGGTAATATTATTGATGGTAATGGAGTATGGTTGACCGAACTACCAATGAATTTGGATTATTTTGTAACTAATGAGTTTGGTGAAAAAATAATATCAAACGACCCAACCATAGGAATTCCAACAAAGGCCAAATATAGATTTAAAATTAAATGGCAACAATCTCCAAATTTAAGTGAACAAGTTAGAAGACCATATTATTTAGTACCAAATGTCAAGGAGTATTGGGATTCACAGAGTGACCCAAATGTACCTAATACTACAAATAAGGCGTTAGGAAGTTCCTATTATTTTGGTCTTGCTTGGAGTGGATATACTAATGGATTTAGTGGAACCTCATATTATAATAGACTTAATGAAATTATTAATTGTGAAGATACTTTTTATGAATTTCAATATAATAAAGTCTACACAGTTGCTGGTCTAATTGACGAATTTAAAAATGGTGGTAGAGGTCAATTTATTGGGATAAAAGAAATTGATAGTTCTGATTGCGAGGATACAATTAACAAGTTTCCGGTAAATGATGGGTTCAGAAATTTTGACCTATTATTTTTTATATTTGCAATTATTCTACAAATAATACAAATCATTGGAGTTCCATTTTTAATTATATATTCTATTCTGGCCTTTTTGTGGAATAATTTTGCGGTTATACTTTTAATAGGTCTTATTATTTATATTACCGCTTTAATACCTAGTCAAGCTCTTGTTGTCGGTGCTGATTTCGCGGCAGCGTTTGGAGGATTTCCACCTCCTCTTGGTCTAATTGCGGTGAGTGTATTTGAAGCTATAATACTCGCAGCATATGTGGCATTAGATATTTATTTAATATTAAATTTTGATGATGTTAGGAAAAGAGAGTTCAGTCCTATCAAATTACCAATGATTACATATCCTGATTGTCAAGCTTGCGAGTGTGAGCCAGTAACAAATGGACCGTCGGGAGAAGGTTCTACCCCTCGTGCTGGAATATTAACCCAACTATCAAACTCACAATTATACACCGATAGTATTCAAGAGAGTATTTTTAATAAAAATCCTACAGAAATTGAAGATAATATAACTATAAGTGCGTCAACTATCAGTACTGCAATTGCGGGATTGTCGGCAAATTATAATAACCCTAGATTGATAAAGTCTACCATGTCATTTGTTGTTGGGCTTTTAAAACCCGATGGTACTCTTAGAGAAAAAATTTATACATATGGTGTAACTTTACCACCCGGAGAAAGAATTAATATATATAATACTAGAAAAAAATATTTCGATCCACCAGTGGTGGGTGCTACACCAGGAACTAATATAATAAGTGTTACTTTTAATTATCCATTAAATCTTGGTAAAAAACATTACGATAACACACTAACTGTGTTAAGTAATCAAGATATTCCTGTAGGTTCTTTGATAACCTTTGTTAATAAAGAAAATACAGAAGATAAAAATTATTTATGGGCAGGAACTACAAGTACTGGTAATTACCCATTAAATGGTATTAATGGTATTATCAAGAATACCGGGTTTACCGCAAATGTGAGTTATGCAACAACACAAACAAGTTCATCGATTGTCGAATATTCTATTCCATCGGGCAATTCAACTTGTTTTTTATCAATTACATTTAATCTAACCCTATCAGGAAGTGTATCTTATTCAAGTTGTGTAGGAGGAAAAACAACTCAATTTTTCCCTATTGGAACACATACAATATCTAATCCAAATGGGATTGATTATGAATCATTATCATTTATCACTGCGGAGGTAGACCCTAATATTCCAATTATTAAAGGTGAGGCATGTTTAAGATATATCTATCCTTCAGACATCGAATATTATCAAGTATTAACTGCAATAACAATAAATGAAAAAATCAATACTGATGGAACAAAAACTTATTCAATACCTAATTTGGGTACAGGTGCTTACGGATTTTGGCACGAATTAATAAATGATAATAAAGGTTATGTTTTGAAGGAACAAGATGGAGGAGGGTGGAGATTTAAAACCAATAATAATATGACCTTCCCTTCCACACCAGATTTTAGTTATCCTACGTCAATTATAAGTGATTTTAAGGAACAAAAAATTTTAATATTACAGAGAGGGGTTGACCCGTATTCTCCGAAATTACCAAACACATATGGTATTGGAAAAATTTTGGGACACCCAGGAGAAGAGGATGTTGTTATATCTGCAATGACAAGAATGAATATACCAATTCAACCATTACCTTCGACTTCAACTATTTCAGTACAAAACCATAAAAATGTTAATGAAATATTCTCAGGTTCATATTTTTATACTCCTGGAATTCCGAACAATATAATACCAAATGCATCATCAACACCAGGTCTTGCATTTTCATCATATACCACAAGTAATGTTGGGTATTATGGGGCATTGGATTCCACTTATCTTAATCCTAACGGGACTGCAAATACTAATAAATTCATCACTAATAAACAAGGGAACAAATATTATGGTAACGGGTCTATATCTTATACATGGTATCCTGTGGGTAACACATATAATATAGGTAATTATGGTGTTACCAATATTTTTTTATCGCTTAAAGGTGTGTCTGTATCAACTAATTTATCTAATAACTTATTTGGAACGCCCCAACCTATTATTACTACCCCCAACAGTCTTATCCTCCCTACCAGAGTTCCAAGTACTGTTTATGGTAGTACAGAAGATTTATCAGGTGCAGCTTATATGTATCGAGGACCTTTCACACGTTATGATAACCGAACTGCCGTTCAAATAGCAGTTGGTAACCCTCCAGATCCAGATTACAGATATCTTCTAGACGATAAAGGCGCAGCAATTTTGAATCTATATTTTAGTCCGTTGTTATTGCCTCAATTTACTGGAACAACAGGAGCTAACTCTAAATTAACTATCACCCCATCTACCTCTCCCGGTTCACCTCAAAGGGTCATGAGAAGTGACCGATTACCTTCTTCCGATGTTTTTGATGTGAATATAAAAAAAGGAGATGTAAGTTTTTTGAACAATAACGTTCCACTATTACAACAAAATTTATCATTTGGTGCGTATTCAATTGACGGAGGAGGTGTGTCTGCGGAAGGAGCATCTTTCTCAACAGGTGCTCAACAAGTTACCGCAGATATTGAGGGTCAACTTGCGTATAAAAATGTTATTGAAACATTAAGTGATTGTGAGAAATTAATTGGATTAGAAGGTTATTCTGGAAATGGTATAACCTTTGGTGTAAA